ATGAGGAAAAAGCTCCTTCTAATCTTTACGTTTCTTCTGTTATCTGTGTGCTTCTGCACTACGGCTTATGCTCACTCTGGCAGAACAGATTCCAACGGCGGGCACTATAACAGAGAAACCGGTGAATACCACTACCACCACGGCTATCCTGCCCATGACCACGACGGCGGAGTTTGTCCATATGATTATGATGATAGGACTGGTTGGAATAGTGGAACAAGTACGAAAACAAAGAAGCCTACATATTCCGATTCGTCCTGGTCGTCTTCATCCTATTCAAGTTCAGGTATATACAAAAAGAACGACTCTTGGAAATACTGGGCAGCAGGTGGCGGAGTATGTGCCATACTATTGGGCGTCTCATGCTATAAAGACAAAAAACGTCAGGAAGAAGAAGCAAGACAAAAAGCTGCCGAAGAGAAAGCTAGGCAAGAACAATTTAATAAGGAACGAGAGAAGTATATGGAGCTTTACGGAGGCAGGAAAATGTCCGAGATTGTCTCTGCCCCTGACTATGCTCTTATTGATTCGCATGGTTTGCCTAAAGACAGAGATGCTACCACTTACTGGGGAAAGCATTTTACAGTGTATTGCTCGGCAACAGGCAAACGAGCACACCGAAAAAAAGGTTGCTCAAATGCGCATATTGCAAAAAACATAGTTAATGCTCCTGGGGAGCCGTGTAGCCGTTGCTTTAAAGGTGAAAAAGAGCCACTCGGTTGGTTCTATGAATATCGCAATATTAAAAACCTAGCAAAAAAATATGACTTTTTCATTTTTGACGATTTGAAGGAGGAAAATTAATTGAACGATAGTATCTGGAGCAAAGCTCTTGGGGCATTTTTAACAACATTGGTTTTATTTGCAGTTGTTAGTTTACTTAGCTGGATAAAAAAGACAGTAAAAAAACAATCTCAAATCAAATATTCAAAGAACACGAAACACAACTTAAAGGCATCTGCCTTTCCAGAAAATACGAAAGAACGTCTCAATGAACCAACTTCAAGGGAAGTCGCCACGTCCGGTCATATTTCTATGCAAGACTTGGGAACTGTAAACACGAATAGTGAAATAACTTCTTTCCAAGCAAATGCCCCTACCATTTCATTTTGTTATAAATGTGGAGCAAGGCTTGCAGAAGGCAGCTCTTTCTGCCCTAAGTGCGGGAAAAAGGTCCCAAAGATATAGGAGGCACATCACATGAATTGTCCACATTGCGATCAGGAAATCCCAAATAAGAGCGAGTTTTGTATTTTTTGTGGAGAAAAGATTGTCCAAAAGAAACGACCAAAGGCAATAATTACCCTGTCCATTCTACTAGCGATATCTTTGGCAATGGCCGGAGGAGAACTAATATATATCCTTGTTAAAGTGCCGAGCATGGCGAAATCCATTCAGACCTACGAAAACGCCTTGTCAGACTATAAAAATATCGTTTCGACAAAAAACGCAAGAATTGCTGATCTAGAAGATAAAGAAAGCTTTGTCAAACAGCATGTCGCTATTGCAATTGATGGTACATGGCCTCGCTTATATCATGTTTATGGATGCCCTAATATAAACTATGATCTATCTGCCTACATCTACAACACAGAGGCCGTTGAAGGTAAAGGATATCAACCGTGTCCCTATTGCCATTGATGAGATTATGTAGGAGGTAATATAATGCATTATACAGAAATGGACTTTGCAAAAAAGCTACCAAATTGGTTGCGTTGGCCGTGTGCGTTTATCGCATTTTGGCTAGCCTTTATATTTGGGCCCTATCTTATTGATTTTTTATACCGCATTTCCATACGTTGGGCCGGGGGTGGTGGTTTGTTTGAAAACATCTTTGCAATAATCACAGCTATTTTGCTCCAACCCGTTTCCGTTTTATTAGCCGGTTATCTATCTTTTGGCTTTGCCCCTAAGGCAAAACCAATAGTTTGCTTAATTAACTGTATTCTAGCTATCTGCTTAATTGCTATACTTATTATTTTTAATGTCATGTTCGATTTTGGTTTTAGCTCACAAGAGGCTTGGATGTATTATGCCAGCTATGCAGCATCAATAATATTCTCTGGTGTTGCAATAGTCATGGCGTACAATGGAGAAAAAAAGGGAGGGGTATAACCCCTCCCTTTTTACGGCTTCAAACACTCATACAAATACGATTTTTGCCTTGCAGTTAATCCCTGTTGATTAACATACTCATAGACTTTTTTCGTTTTTGATCCATTAATCGGATTTCCCTTTGCGTTTATATCCGCCCTAAAGCTGTTACACTCCTGTCTCACAAGCAGATAAGTAGCTACCGGAATACCGTAGTCTTTGAGCCCTTTCTCTGCTTCGCTCATCCATTCGTCAGGATATTTATATGGGACATTCGGCAAGGCAGTCTTTTTCGCGTATGCACCAGCAAACTCATACGTCGTTTTAATTAATTTTGCTCTTTCAGTGTCACCCATTCCTTCATAAATGCTGCTATCCATAGCATCTTCTAAAATCACTCGTGCAGTTTGACCATACTTTTTCCTGTAATTTGAGATGTTATTACTCTCTACATAATAGGTCTGTTTTTGGAATCCTACCGAATTCTTAGGAGTGCTCGGCAAAACCGCAGCATCATCCAGTTCTATATAAAGGCGTTCCAATTCCGCATCAACAGAATCGTATTCTTCGATCTTATTGCTGTACCACGGGAAAATAAGCTGCTCCAGCCCTCGCATAAGCAAGTTTTCCGTGCCTGGATCTTCTTCTCCCCATAAATCAACATAGGGTTGAAGCTGACTATTGAGCCCCGGGATCTTGTTCATAAGCTTCCTTGCAAATTGCTCCACCGTTTTCGTGTACTTGCTATCCTGTGAAGCGTAGGTTAGCCTTCGCTTTGGGTCAATTGTACGGGCTACCTGCCCGAAGATTGTTGGAATATACTGCCCAACATAACCAGTGATGCCTGCCACGGCTAAATCCGCGATTGCTCCCCCATCCTTATCCCCAAATCGACTGATTGCATCGTTGATTCCCTGCAAGCAGGAAAGCTGCATCAAGGGATCTGTAGTAGTGATAAGTGCATCAAACAAATTCTGAAGCGCCCTATCCGATGTAGTCTCATTATTGAATAGGTTGTTCAATTCGCATCCTACAAATAATGGCATATTGATTGGATTAAGCCAATCCAGGGTATAACTATATCCGCCTATTCTAAAAGAATACGGCTGTTCCCCATGATATTTTTCAAAATTTTCTTCCCTGTCATTCTCTGCTCCGGATGCACGAAGCAGCCCAATCGATGCCATGAAAGCTCCAATCGCAACAAGCTGTGTTCCAGTAAGCCCGGAAGCGATGCGCTCAATGAACTGGCTTATGGTGATCTCGCCCTTTTTGAGCTGATATGCTCCCCTCGTTAGTCCATCAATTAAGCCCAGCGGAGAATACTCCACGCCGCGCTTTAAAATATTCATAGGGGTTTTTTTGAAGGGGATAATGCCTCCGACCAAAACGCCCCAGACTTTACCCTTGTTCTCTACGTTAGACAGCATTTCAGCCAGTTTGTTTGCATCACGGAAAGTTGCTTTTAGTGCTTCCTGCGTGGCCACATTTCTTGCCTTTTGTAGAGTGGTAGTATCCATCTTTTTGACGTCCAGATCATTGGCCATGATGTAATCCGTCATCGCTCTGCTATAGTTCGCAGATAAAAACCATGCATCTTCGGCATCTAGCGCCCCATCATTTAGCTTGCGAATCCACTCGATAGCTTTGGTATTGAAAATCCGCTGATGCGTCATCACACCAGATTGTCTATTCTCTTTTCCTCCATTGCGAAGGATATCCAGCATCTCTGCCGCGTCTTGCTTCGCGAATGCCCTTGCAGCTTTGGCCTTTGCGGAGTTCGGGTTATAGAAGGTTGCGGAACGATCTGCCTTTGTATTTGGACGAATGCTGGAATACATCCCTTCCAATGCCTTCTTGTATAGGTTCTTATTCCCCACTGTTAGATACATGACACTATTGCCAACGATGTTTCTAATATGGGTCCGGGGGTTTGCCAACATGGACATGTACCGCCACGCCGTTAGCTTCTCGCCTATTGTAGCAGGGACCTGTTGACCGATATCCTTTGCAATCAAAGTATCCAGGGCATCCATTTCCTTTGCGGTTTTTGCCCTACTCATTCGATTGGCCAAATCCTGGTTTAGCTTGACGGTCACTCCTTTCCTCTTTTTCTCAGCGAGTTGCCTATTCACATTGTTGACGGTGTTCTGCGCCCTCATAACCCGCCCTTCAGGGGTGAGCTTTTTCAGCAGATGCGCCGCTTGAACGGTCTGCCCAGCTTCCGTAAGGATCATCTGAAGGTCCGCTGCAATCCGCATAAAACTATCCATATCGCCTTCCCTTGAGGCTTTTAGGAGGGCAGCTTCCGCGTGCACTACCTCTTCCTTCCCAGTCAGACCCTTGCGGATGTTTTCTTGAACATCTTCAGCAGCAGCTCTAGCCGTCCTATTCTCTAGTTTCTTCATGGCTTTCGCTATGGACGGCCTATCCGAAACCACCTCGTATTCTCCAAAGCCCTGCATTTTCTCCGTTGTAAGTCTACTCTTGCTGTCCTCGGTAAGCGAAGGGTTCTCCAGGATTGAGTCAACAACACGGCTTTGTTTCTTCATTGGTTGGGCATCAGAGTCTTCAAAAGAAGAAGCACCGGATTCCGGTGCTTTCTGTTGCTCTTCTTGATTTTGTATCGCTGATTGCGTTTGTCTCTCTGGTAAAACTACACCGTTATCATACGCCTGTGGCTGATTCTGTCTGCGTACTTCTGCATCCATAGACGCACGGCCCACCGTCTCATTCGCTTCTCTCTCCCCCAATAGTTTCTGATACTCAGAAAGGGCCAGCATATCAATATCAATCTGTTCCGCTTTTGCATTGGGGAAACGGCGATAGATATACTCCATAATCATCGCTTCTTGCTGCTCAGGAGAGGTATTCCAATATCCGGGCTCCTCCTTAGCCACCACGTCTCCGTAGCGCTGCCGTACAAGCCACCTTCCCTCAACATCAGGGGTGCCGCCCGTATCAAAAGCTTCAATTACCTGGATTGCGTGCTGTGTCTCATGCAACAAAGCATTAAAAGCCCTACTCCTGTTTTTAACTCCCTCACCTGAAAAGCGAATCGTACGATTGGACGGCTCATAAACCGCATCATATCCTCTCAAATTCCCGTCCAGCGTTACCTTGATTCCCTTAAGTTGAGGATAATTGTCCATCAATTCCGGATGATGCAAAATATCCTGGAGATCCATCTGCTGACCATTTTTAAGGTTTTGGAACGCTCCTCCAACTAAACTCGCGGTGGAATCGTCTATTTCGAACCGCCACTTCCCGTCCTGGCCCTTGATCCATCCCATATCCTGCCAAATTTCATCGGCGCTTCTGCCCTGTTCAGCCTCAACCATCGCCTGATTCATCAAACTCTGGTTTGCATTTGCCGCCTGTCTTCCCGCAATAGAGTGCTGTACATCGGGTGTATCATCCAACTGCCCAGAACGTATACTAGTATTGACCTCGGCATTATCCTGTGATATGCTTTGGTCAGTTAAAAGAACTTGGCGACGGGAATGCTGCGGCGAAACATTCGCTTGCATCGTCTTATCATCAGAAGTTTTATTTCTTCTATGATAAGACATCACGTTCCGGTCAGGTTCTTTTTCTTTTATTTCTTTTATTGTTTTCCGATCTGTAATTTTTTTCGGTTCATGGACGTTATAAATTACATTTCTAGGATTTCCGTCTCTCTCCCCAACGCCAACATCCAACAAACACTCCCATGTTTGACCATCTGGTGTCATTAGATATGCTTTACGATATTCCCAACCATTAATCGCAAAGTTGCCGTGGCGATTTCCTTTATCCGCTAGAGCTCCAAGATATGAAGATACCTGTGTAACTTCGTCAACATGCGAGACTGTTTCTTGCCTTAATTGGCTATCTCCTTTCTTTGGATATACAAGTTTTCTTATTGCTTTTTTCCCTTTCACTCTATCCCGATCATCAGCTACATAAACAACTTTTGTCTTATCGCTGCCTATGCCTGAATTTTGATCAATCGTTTGTATGGCTTTGCCCTTCAAGTTTTTTTCTAGGTAGTCTAATAGAACTCTTGCTCTTTCACTTCGTGATGTCCCCTCAAATATATTGCGGTCAAGAATTACATACCTACCGTTGTTACTAATACTGTGCTGGAGATCACCTGAAGCTTCGCCCTTGCTATTAAAAGCAGCAGCAAATAAGTTCCGGATCTTCTCAAACTCGGCAAAGCTCTCATCACCTTTTAGCTTGGCCAAGATGCTATCCAGCGCGTTCAAAATCTTCCCCGCGATTCCCCTATTCTCGTTGACAAAACGCCGGACAAAGCGTTCATCTCCGAACATTTCCATCATGAGATTGCTGGTTAATTCGTGCTGAATCGCCGCATCCTGCCCCTTGTAAGCCGCCTGAAGCTGGGAAATCTGCTGGTCGTAGGTTCCATTCTCCTTAGCCCGTTGAACCGCATAATCCAGGAGCTTATTGTATTCTGCGCTGCCTTCAAGAGAGTGTGTCACCTCGTGGCCTAGGATCGCCATATAGGGGTTTGAAGCCCCGCTAGCCTCTCCGTCCATGGACAAGTAAATTGTCTTTGTGGAGGGATCGTAGGCCCCATTGCTGACAAAATTCCCGTTGCTATCCTGCCCATCAATAAGCCACGCCCATTGTACATCCAGTCCAAGTTTCTTGGCCACACGATTGACTTGCTTTACTCGTTTCTTGTCAATCCCCTTGATGGCTTCCATCTGATCATCAGCAACCCGCCGAATCCTGGTTTGGCCACTCTGCGTTTGGATCACCTTAACATTGGGATCAGCCTCGTTAATCACATCTGCGGCCACATCGGTGTTTGTGCCAAAGACTTTATCAGCACTCACGACGCTATTATTTATAGCCGCAGTTTCTCCTACTTCAACCTCGGTTCCACTATTCTGAACATCCGAGGATTCCTCGGCCTTTAATTCCAGTCCAAGCATCTTTGCAAAGGGAGAATTGCCATCGATACCATACGCCTCAATGCCTTGCTCCTTGATATAGTTGCGTACGGCAACCTGTGCTTCCATGTTGTTGGCTATGTTCTTAGCAATAAACCGGTTCCCTTTGCTCGACTTAATCTCCGCCTGTTGCAGAGTCTTGTTTTCAGTGTCTAGCTTAATCTTTCCACTATCATCCGTTACGACGTGAAGTTTGCCGTCATCTCCACGCTGAAACAGTGCATTGGTTTTGTCGGTGTTGAATCTCCCATCCACAGTAAAAAGAGTATTTGCCTCGCTGTTTACAGCCGTTCCAATGGTTTTTGCATTCCTGCGCGTCCCAGTGTTTAGTACATCAACCCCGAACCCCAGAATAAGAGTCGGCAAAAAACCGCCGATCCCAGACTGAATGTATTCTTCTATAGTCGCAGAGGCGGCGTCTGGATCATAAGTCGCCCGCTTAATGACAGGATTGATCAGGGTAGAAACAATTTCTTCAGCCGCCTCACCGCTACCAGAAGCCAACTTCCGAATAGCGGCTTTTGCAAAGGGTGATCCCAAGTTGTCAATTTGGTTCGTTACTGCTTTCAATAGGCCGGTGTTTTTAAGACCGCCAATGCCGCCAGATGCAAATTCAATCGCAGTTTCAGCAAGCGCACTCATTGTCCCGTACTTTCTGGCATCCTCATAGCTTGCCCCTTCGCTCAAGGCCTCTGTGGTTCCCGCCCCCGATCCGCTCGCAAACATCAATGCAGAACCAGGAATAGAGCCCAGTGCAGACCCCGGAACAAGGGCGTTGGCCGCAAGCATCGTCCCCACCTGGCCAACTCCTTGCCCACCGATGCGAAGAACATCCTTAGCCCACCCTTTATCCAAATTCCGATACCGTTCTTCCAGATTACTCTGCCTCTGCTGCTGGGCATTTTGCAGATCAAGACCTTTTTGTATGGCCTTGTCTTGGCCCTCGGCAATTAACTTCTCCTGCCCCGGTTTGAATTTGGTTTCTAGCGCCTGTTTGAGGCTCTCCCCCTGCTCCCCCAGGGCAGCAAAATCCAAATCATTAAGCCAACTATCTACGTGTTCTCGGCGAACATTCGCCAACCACTCCTGGGCATTGTACTCCCCATTCTGTATGGCATTCTCAATGACCTGTCTGCCGCCCTCCAGCACATTTTCTCCAAAATACGCAACAGGAGTAAAAATATTCCCTTCAAGGTTTTTGGGTAGTTTCCCTTCCTTTAAGCGTTCAACATCATCTTTATCCGAAAGGTCATAGCGGTCTAATACCGCCTGTGGAGGCAAGCCCAACGCTTTATTCTCCGTATCCTGCAAATTTGCCGGATCGTAATCATACCCTTTCCGTTTCCATCCATCGTCAAACTCAACTAGCGCGCTTTCCTTTGTGTAATCGCTACGGCCTAACGCATCAAACTGTTTCTTCACCATTAATTGCTGTTTAGTAAGCGGCGTATAACTTGGCAAAGAAGCATGAAAGGAGTTCAACTTTTGAAACTCGTCCTCTGTAAAAAATATAAATTCACCTTTCTTGTCTCGTGGAGTATTTTCGCTGGAAGAAGACGTACTTTCTCTAGCAGGATTAATCCCATCACGCTTTGTAATCCTCTGAAATTCATCTTCAGTAAAGAATTGCATTCTTACCTTCCCCCTGAATAACTAGGTTTTTTATAAAACTCTACATCGGACGCAGAAATGATTCCTCGATTTACCGCTGCATTCAGAGCTTCATTCGCAGCTGAGGCACTAGCTCCATATTTATCCAAAATATTTTTTATGGTGCGGGTCCTATTGTATTGATCGTTCACACTATTGTTATAAACTAGCCCATCAAAGCTATAGGACTGCTTTGGGGTGTTCCCTCCGCCGCCTCCACTACCGCTTCTCCGGCTCCCACCGCTGGCATTGTATTTCGCAAGAGTTGTCCCCACAGGTAGTCCAACGGCGTTGGCGGCTTCCTGGGTCATGATACGGCCAAATAGGTTCAGCTCGTTCATAGCTTTCTCATAGGCTAGCTGCTGCTGTTGATACTCCTGATTCTGCTGGGCCTGCCATGCGTTCAGGTTATAGTTGGCACCAAACTGGTTCTCAGACTGCTGCGCTGCAATACGGTTCTGCTCAATCTGCGCCAGGGCTTGGGCAAGGGCGTTGTCCCGATCATATCCCACTTGCCGAATCTCCGTGCCGATGGTATCCTCCTGGCCTTGCTGCTGCTTGTTTAAGGCGTTTAACGCATTCCGCAATGCATTAGTCTCAGCAATACGAGAAGTCTCGCTGTAGCCCGTCATAGGGGCTGAATAGGCGTTCCCTGCAAGCCCCCGCGCCGCCAATCCCTCATTATTCCCAAGAGCCGTCACACGGGCATTCTGATACGTCTGGTTCCTCTGAGTATCATAGGTTTCTTTGATCTTCGGAAGCTGGGCGTTAAGCTCGTTTACTTTCTGGTTATAAGCGGCATCCAGAGCGTCTTTCTGCGCCTGGGCCATTTTGTCATAGGACGCCGTATAATCTATGGGCGTGTAAAAATCATAAGGGTTCTTTGCCATGATTGATCCTCCTTTTTAAATTCCTCTTTTCCAATAACCACCAACATTCATAAAAACGCCGGTGGACTGTTTCCATACCCCGTTCACATTGACATAAGCCTGGCCGCTTCTCCATGTGCCGCCAACATTTACCCGCATTCTTCCTCTTGGGATAGTAGGAAGGGAAAACGTGGTATAGACCGATCCCCCTGTAAGCTGCGGGATCCCTGGCATGGAAAAGCTTGCTCCTAAGCTTATTGATTTTGTACCGTCATCGTTGTGCGTAATGGTATAACTGCCGGTTATTAGCGTAACAATAGCGCTATTCCGGGTATCGATATAAAGCGAATTGGACTTCTGACTAAATCCTGTACAATCCAAATAAGCAGAGCTAAGCTGTTGGCGATTCCAAGCCGAATTCGCATATCCATCATTTCTTTGCAGATAAACGCCTACAGAAAGAGGGGTGGTGTTATTCTCGATGCTTTGGCTTCCAAGGCTATACTCCAACCAAATGTTGTACCTATCGCTTGCCGAGCCTGTACAGGATCCATATACCGCCGCCAAATCGTCACCCCCCTAATATTTGATGTACACGTCCCCAGATGACCCTCCGGATGGATTCCCGGTGCCATATGTAATCTTGGGTTGCTTGGACGATATACTGCTGTTCATGGTACTGATGGTGGATTGTAGATTGGTCACCTGGGATATGGTGTGGGAATGCACTGCGTCCGCTTTGCCTCCCAGGGAAGACGAAAGCCCCGTAATTTCTCCCGTTGCATGGGTATGGCTATGGGTTTCTGGGTTTAGCAAATGCACCAGCGATCCGTCAAAATAAACCAGATAAACCCCATCTTGCTTGATTTGTCCGGCCTCCAGCACAGAGAACCCGCTGGGGATGATGCTCTTGCCATTTAGCGTTGCTCCCTGGGCGTTGGTAATATGCGCTTTCATAAGATAGATTCCTGTAACCATTTCATCTGCTGTGGTGTATTCCGATGCGGTTCCCTGGGTGACTCCAAGATAGGTCAAATGCTTTTCGGTATCACCGTCATGCCCCGCAAATCTAGCAAGTAAATCCACAGAAGCGGTGGACAGCTTTTCGTCGGTAATACTGCCGTTGGCTACACTGCCCTGGGTAATATCAATCAGCTGGCTATATAGGCTTGCAATCTGATCAGCCACGGTCTCTCCTGCAACCCCCGGTACCGCGGCGGTTCCAAGCAGGCTACCACCGCTTGCCGCTAACACGTCGAGGATCTGATTCACTCTGGTGGAGACAACATCCTCCACCAGCTCGTCAAAAGCCGCCTTTAGCTGCGCCGCCGTAAGGCCATCATCATTGGGCCGGTCCGACAACACGCTGATCCCCTTCCCGGCAAAGTCAGCCGTTACAAACTTCAAATCGGTTAAGCTGGTAATATCGCTCATGGAGTCCTCCTTTATTTCATGTAATTCCCGACATAGTACCGCTTGACCACGCCATAAACCCCGAACCCTTCATTCAGCGCGTTGTTCCGCATCATGATCTGCATGGAGGAATACTTCTTTACCTTCATGTTCATAGGAACAATCTTTGGGCTGTCATTGGTTTCAAAGGTGAGGCGCGAAAAATCAATATCGTTAAAATCAAACACGTCCATGGTGGCAGTTCTGGCCTTTCGCCCCAGGTCCTTGTTGGTTCTCACATAGATGTCGATGCCAGAACGGGAATAGGGCTTGATCATGATCCCAGAGCCTTTCTTTGGAATGGTTTTCTGGAGCATAAAATCTCCATCGTCATCCATTTTTGTGGACCAAACTGCATCGATTGGCATGCTATCGTCGTTGTATCTGCTGGAGTTCACAACATCCGTCTTAAAGCGACACACCCTCCCGTCCTCCGTGCCAAAGTACAGGCTACCATCTAATTCTAGGAAGGTTCTGGCCGGGATGTTATCCCAGAAAAACCACTCGTAGCTGTATGAGCTGGTGCTGTTCCCTTTACTCTTTTGCCTCTGATCCGCCACATAACAATTCCCATTGACACAGAGAAGATAAAACCCGTTCCAGGATACGCTGCACGCGTTTTCAAGCCCCTCCTCCTTGGTCAACCTAGCGTCAATAAAATAGGAGCGGTTTTGCATCGTCCGTTCCTGCTTTACTCCATAGGTCAACACTGGGGAAAACACCCCTTCCTTGGCCAAGAAAAGAGGATCATCGTTCAGCGCTCCAAAGGATTTCATGGCAATCGCCCCCACACCAGAAACCCCTTGAAACACCGGGAAATATGCTGTGCCATTGCTGTCGATTTCAGCAGACCGCATAAAGATCGTGGCGTCTTGGTCGTTGTCCTCCTTTACCACCAAAAGATTGTCATACTGCTTCAAATAACCCATAATCCGGGATGAGTCCGTGCCAAACTTGGTATAGCCCGTATCTGGAAAATAGGTTGGGTCATAAAGCCCGCTATTCCAATCCATATTGGGATGATCCGGATTCCCCGAAACAAATACCCTTGAATCGTTTCCCATGCCATACCAGGTTGCGAAGGTGCATTTGTTGATTACATCGGCGTTTCCTTCTATCGTTCTAGAGAACTCAATCACCACATTGTCTACTCCCCCGCTATCCGATGGAGCATGGACAAAGGTAACCGTTCCAGCCGTTCGATCAACTGTAAAACTGCTGTCTCCTTCAAAAGATTCAACCCCGTCTACCGTCGCATATACCGCGGCAGAATCAAGATGTGAAGCATCCAAACGAAATGTTTTGGAACTCCCATCTCCATAAAAGCTGTTTTTCCTTCTAGCGCTTATTAGATTCACCGCTTCCAGCGCTTTCCCATCCCCTGCTGGGCTTGCTCCTACAATGGTTGTCGGGGTAAACCCTTGGGGAACATCAATCACCCACTGGGTGCTGGGTGGAACGGTTTGCAGATATCTGCGTTCCACCACGCGATATTTCGCTCCATCTAAAAGGTAGAGTTTCCCTTCGTATACAAACCCGGTGGAATCATGATCGTTCATATCGCTGGCGATTAGAACGCCATCCAATGTGGACAATTTTGTTCCATGATGAACAAAAACCGTTGTCTCTCCATCGGCATATAAAGAAAAAAGGCCATTGATGTGGCCTTCAAATGTTGCTTTTGTCTCCCATCCGATTCGCTTCTCCGGGTACCCCCCCGCATCGCTGATGATGTTCTTGGCGTCAGGGCTTCGTGTCTCATCCACCATCGCAGGATCCGTTGAGAAATCCACGCCCCGAAAAGTCGCGTACTTTTTTGTATAGACCTTCCGCGCCGCCGGAATTCGCATCTGCGCCATTAAACCCACCCGCTTTCACTGATGAATCCATCGGAAGCCGAAAACTCCTGCGCTGCTTGCAACTCCAATTTTCGGGCGTCGTACATGTTGTAATAGAGGGTCGAAACCCCACTGTCATCATCCATGTACAACCGAGAAGCCATATATAGGGGGACCAGTTCCAACGCCTCGTCGTCCAGTTCCATCCTTGTTTCATCCGGGGTATTCACTGTAATGCGAGCAGGGTAAGCGTGGTAATAAACCTGAATTTCCCCCGCCATTCCCCCGTCAACCGTAACCTTGTCCCTGTTTCGAATGACATAAGCGGAGATATCACGGCCCTTGTACCAAACCGGTTGTTCCGGGGCGATTCTCATATACCCTTCCCCCAGCGCGCGAATATCATAGGTCTGTTGTGTGCGAAAAGCAGGGATAAGATCTGCCGAATCAAAGGACTCCTCATACATAGCAATGTTGGCAATCGCATACCCGTTTTCTCCATGAAACCGAATCGTTATTTTCCCATGTTCTTCTATGCTTCCACGGTACGCCGTAAACCCCCGCTGCTCGGTATTGCTCCCGCGAGCAATCTGTGCCCCGTCCTTTTCCAAAGAAAATGTAATATCTCCCTGTACCTCAAAATAATAGGATCGGGGATTCTGAGCGGTGAATTCCATATCCCCCTCACAGTGAATCATTTCTCCCGGCTCCGTTCCCAACAGGTTATTTACAGGGTACTGACTGATCCGCACCACTTTTGTGATAGGGCGAATGCTGGCAAGCTCAATCATCGCATAATTGGCAGCGGCAGGCATGGCCAGCAAGTAGTCTTTGTTTACATCGGATAGGTCCAGCGCTCCCAAATTGGAATAGGAAAACATGAGCTGGAGCGTTTCGTCTTTTAAATCCTTCCAGGTTTTCAAACTTACCACCCTTTCAATCTGAATCCGCCGGGAGTTGAACCCGGCTTATTCCCATGGATTCATGCGGAGGGCATAAGCCCTCCAACTGTTAGGATCCGCTAGAGGGAACCAATGCCGTACCACCGGAGCCCGTAAAAGAGCAGGACATGGCGCGCCAGTTGTTAAAGCCAGCACTATACCGAGCACGGCCTCTAAAGATGTTGTTATCGTTGGGTGCGATCTCGCTTCGCACCGACAAGGCCACACGATCCAGCCAAATCGCGCCGTAGTATGCCTTATTGAACTCGCTGTCCATCAGAAACCAGGGCTTGCTGGTGGCGCTAGAGGGGACAAACTGATCCAAATAAGGCCAAATAATCACGTTCCACAGGCCGTACTGGAAGTTCATGCTGTTATCGGCGGTATCGGGCAAACCCTCCGCGCCAATGGCGTTAAACACCGCCTTTTTCAGCATAGCGTCGTTGGGAATGATGATGGTGTCCGGCGATACGCCCAAAAGATTGCCGTCATCGTCGGTGAATTTCTGCATGGCCTCCTGGGCGTAGCAAAGTGCATCATAGCTAAACGCATCAGCGAACAGATTGCACTGATTTCCGGTTCCCTTGGTAATGGAGCTATGATTGGTAGCAAACATGTTTTTCCCATCCGCGCTCTTGGTGGAAAAAACCTTCTGTTCCTTCCCAAACTTCATAGTGCCCGAAACACCGCTCATCAGCATAGCAGCGCCAAATAGCTCCCTCGTGCGGTTATAGGACAGCGTAAACGCGGAAGCTCTCTGCTTGATCTTGCCCATCAGCGCATCCTCGACCATCTCCTGGGTTACCTCAAAGGAATTCTTCCAGGTGTCAGGCTCGATGACCTGGCTATAACCTTCCTGGAAACTATTTAGCGGATAAGCCCCCGCCTCGCCTACGGGAGCAAAGTTACCCAAGGCGGTCTCCGTGGTAAACTTCTCCGCATAGCGGTTGGTCTTTTCCACCACAAAGATATTGTCAATCTGTGAGCGCCCCTTTTCAAAGGCCTCTACGTTTTGCTCAATGATAGCTCGAATAGGCTCCTGGGATTTCCCAAAGATAGAGTCGTTGACCCCAGAGCCTTTACTGAAAACTACTCCTGCCATTTGATCCGATCCTCCTTATCGTCTGAAATATCCGGCACAAGTAGCGCCAGAAGCGGTGCCGTCGATCCTGGATAGGGTAAAGACGCCAGCCGTAGTCGTTGCCGTTACCTGAAGCCCATCGGTGTGCAGCGTCACCTTGTCGCCAGGATTAAGGCTGGTAGGCGCTGCGGCAAAGGTGCTCTCAAACTCAAGGGTCTCGTTGACCCGCATAACAGGGATCAAAGAAGCCCCATCCCCGGTATGTGCTCCCACGCAAACAAACTCAGGAGTAACAGTCGCACCACATTTGGTCAATTTGCCAGAAGATAAAACAAGAGCCTCTCCATCAGAGAAGCTCTCTTCAGAAGTACCGGGTAGGTACTCAAAAGGGGGCGTAGGAGTCCCTACGCTTTTACTGATTTTGAACATGGATTTCATCCTTTCTTTGATTGGGCATAATGGGTCCGGATCTGCTTGTCCGTCCATCCCGGGAACCAGTTTTTATACATTTGATAGGTTTCGTCCGGAATATGGACTGTGTCTGCCGACGCATCCCCGGTTGTACTTCTCATATGCTGTTTGCCATTGACAGCATTGAGCGCCGCTTGTTTTGCAGCGGTTGTCTTCTTGGTGATAATGGAATCCTTGTTGGAAAGCAGATAAGCATCGGAGAAGCTAAGCCCATTGCAGACATATTGATAAAACTGCTCGTAGTTCTCCATCTGGGCAAAATCCTCTACGGATTTAATTCCGCTGTCTGGATAGTTCGCTTTGAATTCGTCAAAAAACCGATTTACTACTGTACTTGCCTGGACTTCCTGAGCTGCTTTTACGGATGGATGCTGCTCCACCGCTTGATTGATAATAGGGATTAAAGCCTCTGGCTTAATCCCAGCATCGGACAACTGCGTCCGGCTGGTTTCCTGCTCCATCTTATCCCAGGATTCAAAACCGGCTAGCTTTGCGTAATTATCCATTCGCGCTTTTTCCGCCATTAGTCTAGCGGAATACTCTGCTTCGGCTTTTCGGCGAGCGGCAGCAAACCCTGCCCGTTCTTCTAGACTCTGCTCCCGTTTCTCCTCCTGTTGCTGTTCGGCGGGTTCAGCATCGTTTTCGCCTTCCGGGATAATTTCCGGCTCAGAAGGGGCCTCCTGTACTTCCATATCAACAAATTCCTGTTCCATAACATTCCTTTCTCAACGGGATTTTTACGCTATTCCCCTGCGAATTTGGATGTTTCCGCTCTCCCTGCGAACCAGTGGGGTAACTGCCTCCTGTTTACTTGCTTCTGAGGTCTCCGCCCTTCTTCACTTTGGGGGCGTCTTTTACACTTTTTTTGATAGGCGCTTCTACTTTCTGAGAAGAAGTGAGGCCAATCCGTCCAGTGTATCCATCCTTCATTTCAATCCCTCCTTTCTTTCGGGTAATAAAAAAGGCCTTGTGGCCTAGGGATGGCTTATCATTTTCCGGCTTTCTGAACCTGTTTAACCATCTGATTTACAAGAACCGCAGCGCCAGCGCAAAGCACCCCCTCCAAAATCCCATGGGGGATTCCAATCAGCGCTACCCCAAAAGCAATGCCGATGGCGGTCAGGATAAAGGGAATCGTCCAGTCTGGGATATTGGGGATGGATTTCAAAAATACCCCCAACACATACAGGACAGCCGCCACAATGTACATATTCTCGGTAATAAACTGGGTAAACTCACTCATCACAAATTTCCTCCTTACTGTTTCAAGTCCTTGGTGGGGAGGGTATGAACCTTCTCTATCCTAGAATCCATATCTCCATTCCACCCGTGGGCCTTGTAATTCAAATACATCTCTTCCAGAATCCGCCGCTCCGATGGGGTGGCGTATCCCTTGTTCAACAACCTCTCGATTTCCTCGGATAGTCTGGCATAAGCCAATAAACGGATGGTATCAAGGCCTGTCCGCACCTCTCTGATCAGCGCGTCTCTATCCGCTTTTTCCTCCTTCGCCTCGCTGTCCTTCTTGTCAAAGAACCGCTTGATGAAGAACAGCAAAATACCATTGATCCCAAGAACCGAGAGAATCGACAACGCTACTTCCACATCTAATCACCCCCTATTCGATGGTTAGCTGGAATTTGCCAATGGCCTTGCCAAACAGCCCAGCATATCCATCCTGGCCATTTGTGGTCTCATTGTCATGCTGGAAGGGATAATACCCGCCACCCACAGGAGCCACCCGGTACTCGGCTTTTTTAAAGGGTCGAATATCATCGGGGGTATAGAAATACACCTCAATGGCGTCGATCACCTTCCCATTACCGGCGTAACCGTTCACGATATCATTGATGTTGTATCCAGTTACCCAGGGGAGCCAGCCTCCGCCCATCACATGCACCCGGTACTTTACCGACCCATGGGACACCCCGATGGCCACATCGGTAATGGGACTATCCTCCCACCCAGCGTAGTCTGCAAGGTTACATACCTCCGGTAGCCAGCCATGCTTTCGGGTGCGGACCCGATAGAATGCATCAATCTCCTTTGTACTGGGAACAGGAGCTGGCATGGGCTGAGGAGTTTCCCCGTTCATAAAGCTCTTCACCATGTCCAGGAATCGCTGCCAGCCCATATCCAAAGTACGGTGCGGACAATATTTACCGCTGTAATCCTGATGCTTGGTCACTTTATCGATGCCCCAGCCGTAGCTTTTTAGCAGCATCGCAGTATACTCCGCTGCGTTCTTCTCGGCTTGGATGAACCGCTCACCGCCGCTCTTGCTATAACAGATTTCAATGGCAATTCCCTGGCGGTTTCCCACCCTATTCCCATCACCCGCGTTCCAGGAATTGCGGGTAAAGGGAATGCACCGGATTACCTCTTTGTCATCTATTACTACATGAAAGCTGGCTTCGTTGTTGTTTCGGGCCATGTACAAGGCTTCGTTTTCAGCCGGAGCATCGTTTGCTGTATTATGAACGATGATCCGGGTTGCCGTCATAGCATAGGGACACTTAATCCCATACTTGTTTTCAGGCACAAGCATATTTCTGATTGGTACCATCAATATTCCTCCTCATTCCATGATAAAGGGCGGGAATTCCCCCGCCCTTACTGCTCTGTTCTTAAAGCTCTGTGTGTCTTACATCCATTTTCCCTTTGCATGGATGCTAATGATGCCTGAGAACGTCCCACTCGTTCCACGCAAAAGGACAAAGGCTCCAGTTTGGGAAGTGGAAAATTTGCTCCAGCTTGAGCTAGAACCCGTCCCAAGAAAGATCGTGGAAGTCGTCTGGGCGTTTACCGTAGCGGTCATCACAGGTAGATCAATAAAGGTAATGGGGAAATCGACGCCCTCTGTGTATCCGTAATATGTGCCGCCCCAAGCGTTGTTTATATCCACGCTGGACACTTGAAGATTTCCCCAGCATTCGTATACTCCGGAAGCCCATTTTCGGTATTCCCAGATCCCGCTATTCCCGGATTCAATCATGTAATCCTGCACCAATCCGTTGATCGAAAAACCGGTTGCAGCATTGACCACCCCTTCCGGTAATCCTTCCGGCATCGCCTGTCCAACAGAAAGTTTGTTATCCAAGCGATTCCCTGCTTCATCGTATACACATTTCGTAAAGGTTTTGGGAAAGAGATTATTCAACCCCTGCTTCAGATTTGCAATGATATTTGCCATGGTTGCCTCCTATATGTACCGGCCTATCACATAAGCAGTGATATATGCATCAGCCAATGTTTCTGTCTGATAGCTAGACATTAACCTGTACTCAATATTTCCACTATCTACCCAATATTGAGTAGTAGTAAATACGCGACCATCGTTATAGGAGGATAAGTTGACATGATCTATTTCTACAAACAGCCCACTTGGCAAAGGTAAAATCTGTGTATTGGTGTAATATAAATATTGGGCATTATTTGTTAGAGCTATCTGTCCTATCGTCTTTTTACACCGACACTCAAGGTACCCACTTGCCCATTTCCGATAGCTCCAGATGCCGCTGATACCAGTTTCAACCACCCGGTCCGCCATCTGGTAGTCGCTTGCCGGATACCCCCCCAGATAATCCGCATCAACGCTCGGGATCTCCCCCGATATGGTTTCGTCCGCCGTGTACTCCACAAAATCAGCTAGGCGGGCATTTAATTCTTCTTCGCTCATGCCATCTTGTCCTGCTGGGCCTTGAGGACCAGTCTCGCCCTGTGGACCCATCGGTCCAGTATCCCCTTGTGGACCTTGAATGCCTTGTGGACCTGCTGGCCCCTGAATACCTTGTTCTCCTTGAGGGCCTACGGGGCCACGCTCCCCTTGTGGCCCTACGGGACCCTGCAACCCTTGCTCCCCTTGCGGGCCTTGAATCCCAGGTTCGCCACGCAGCCCCTGAATGCCTTGCGGACCCTGGGGACCTATCTCGCCTGTGTCTCCTTTGTCCCCTTTATCGCCTTTTTCTCCCTTCTCTCCTCGTGGAAGCATAAAATCCAGTATAGGGTGTTCTTTATCGCCTCGGCGTGTAATTCCAGGCGTATCACCCATAGACACCGTACCTATTTGTATATCTGGGGTTATTCCCGCACCATTTCTTCCACTCGGGCCACGCTCGCCCTTGAAAACCGTCAAATCAACGATGGTTTCCCAATCGCCGCCATAACGGTATTCCAGCCTTTTTCCCTCTATTCGAAACTCAATGCCTTTACAAACTTCCTCTTCAACCTCCGCAATCCTATCCTGGATCATTTTCGTAATTCCACGCAGATGATTTTGCTCTTGTACAGTCAAAGAAAAAGCCCGTTGAAGATTCACTTCACGAGCTTCCATGTCACCATAAATTTTTGTTATCTCCTGAGGGATACCCTGTGCGATCTGCTGAACTGCGGCCTCATTTTGATCTACTCGCTGTGTCAAACGCTGGATCTCCAGTGTGATCCGCTGAAAAACAGCCTTCGTATTGGCACTCAATTTTTTTATATGCTTCGCCAGCGCCTGCGTTATCTTTCTATCCATCCCATTCCTCCAGCATTCGAATAATCTCATCAAGCCCTTGGCCCGGGGATGTATCAATAGGAGGCCTCTGGCTAGGCTCTTGCGCCATCATTGCCTCCTGCTGCATTGCCTGTTGTTGCTGTGCCGCCATCATCTCCTGTTGCTGTTGCAGTTTTTGTTCCAGCTGTCCCCGAATTTTCCCTGCCATAGGATAATGTAGCGTCTCCATCAGACGCCAAAACAAAATCATCGTCTCTAGCTGCGCAGGATCCCCAAACACACCCTGTTGAAAATTCATCCGAGTTTCCTGCCACATGGCTTCTCGATTATTTGCAAGGGTTCCGGATGCATCTACACCAAACAAAAAATTATCGTTGTAATACCATTCCCCCGCCTCATCCTGTTCCAGGAAATCGTAGCGATTAAACTGCTCATACTGCTTATGTCCCTGTTTATCCTCGGACACAAAAGGCCGTGGCTCATCAGCATAAGCCAACTTAAACTTGAACATCAATTCAAACAAATCTTGGTAAGCAGCATTTTTCATTCTCCGTTTGCTCTCTAACCGTCCAGCGCTTTGTTCAATCTGGAGCTGCTTCGCCTTTCCACTCTGAGCTGTCGTGTCCGGCTTGCCTTGGAAGGTGTCCGTTATCCCCAAGGTGGATTTCGCCTCAATATATGCCTTGTCTCTTTCGGTACTGTCATAGCTGATATTGGGTTGGAGGGTATGCACCTGGATCATATTCAGCTCATTTGGGTTTTTTACCTCCAGAATTTTGAATTCGCTGTCATCTTTCCGGAAATTTACGCCCTTAGGTAAGGATACGAAAGAACCGCCTTTCAAAAGCTTCTCTTCGATCTTGCTTCCCAGCTTATTAATCAGCATTTGCTGGTCCCTGATCTTATCTATATCGCTATCCCCCATAAACTGTCCAAAAGCAGAAACGTTCTTCCTGGGGATAATCGGATAGCTGTTGGGCTTATAATACGGAAGCTTCGTTTGGATCATTTCTCCATCCGTTCCCTGGATATATGCTGGAATCACAGTCCCATCCTGCAGGATCATGTCTTCCACCAACGCCTCTTCGTCTATGCTTCCCTTTTTAAATTTGTTGTTACCGCACTCACAGACGCTGTCCTCATAGGGTTTTGGTTTTCCGCACACCGTACAACGCTCTAGCTGCCGAGCTTGGTAGTCTTCCATGTCTTCCAGAACGGTATCGTTTACCCAGGAAAAGAGGCCAATACCGCCATTTTTATTGCGATAATAGGCGATGCATTGTGTCACCTTATCATCGCTGTTGACCACTTGGTCCGGCGTAGTTGTTATTTCTGGATTGCTTTCCTCCTCTTCGTCAACATCAACGCCATATCTCCGTTTGATATATTCCTTTGTTCTGGCAAACATAACAAAGATATAATCCATCTGCTCGATGCTGGTAACTCCTGGCTGTGGCACCACCTGCTTCGGATGTAAAATTGAGATGGAGAGATCCCCGGTTGTATTGTGTGTTCGCTTGGTATTATCCCATTCCACAAAGAAAAAGGACCCGCCCTGTATTGGGGTGGTCCTCTCCTGTTCATCGTTTAATCTCTTGAACGGCAAACGCTCCATATCAGACCGCAAGCTTTCCTCTACAATATGGGCTAATCCTTCGCAGTGCTCGCAGTTGGTGGTAACCTTGGGAATTGGGATATTGCTGTCAATTTGACTTTCTACCAACTCAAAGATGATATTTCTAGTATGGCTCGCATCCTTAACAGCCTTTGTTCCTTGGATCTTCCCATCAATTGTCCGGGTCCCTTTATACAACGCTTCCCGCTCGTCCATCAAAGCATATTGAGCCTGGTATTCCTTCTTAGCGGTTTCCAGTCTCTCCTGCCACTTTGAAAGCTCAGGGTCCCGAAACGGCTTTTTGACCGCTCTCCTGATTCGATTCTTGATTTTCATTAAAAAGGATTCCCCCATTTCATAAGTAACCGTTCCTGCTCCACCGCGTCAGCGTTATAATAATCTTCAAACTGGTCTTTGTACCATTTCACCTTTGGCGGCTTTAACGGTTCTGCCGCATAAGGCCTGGACGCCACAAAATAGCGAATGGCATCGGGCGCGTGAGTCAATTCATGCGGATCCTTTGCCGCATCGTTTGGATTATATTCGTCGTGTTGCAGCAATGGCAAAGTTCGAATGAGATTGATGCAGTTTTCAAATATCCGTATTTTTGCAGCCGGCCTCCCCTGCTCATCAGCAATAGGCTTTAGCCACTCGCGAAGTTCGTACCATCCCTGTATCCGATCATTGTTGGCTTTGGACAGATAAATGCCATGTTCGCTAAATATCTCCGCCGCGCTTTTTCCGGTATCCTGCCGCCGATTCCAGAGGTCTGGAGGCGCAATGTGCTGTTCAATTTGTTCATCCCCCGTAAGCTCATCAATCATTTGAGCCGCATCGGATATGATGAGGCCTGGTTGATACAGCTCGCGGTAAATATACGCCATTCCTTGATGGTCAACCGCAATCCAATAGGCCGCCAGCATATCGAGCCCATAGTCCAATGCAACATATCGCAGCCAGTCCACCGGAATTTCAAAAGGCCGCAAGACATGGATCTCTCGTCTAAACTCTGTAAAATACTGTCCAGCAAACACATCCCAATCCCCGTAAAGATGCGCCCGCTTCATTTCCTCCGGAAGTGTTTCCAGCGCCTGTACGTATTCTGGGTTATTGTCCATCAACGTTTTGTTATCATAAACCTGTGCGGGGATAAACACGTAGTCCTGTGGGTTTTCAGCACCCTTATATTGCTTATCGATAAATAGCCGCTTGAACCATTGGTGTCCCACATTTCCCGGGTTGCTAGTATAATACATCCTAGGAGTAAAGTCCCTCCTGGTAGAACGATTAGACGTCAGCAAGAAGTCTTTTTGGCTTTCAGTAAAATGTGTTGCCTCCTCCAGCCCAATGACTTCGTATTCCTGCCCTTGGTACTGATAAATGTCCGCTTCGCTGTCACAGTAACCCATTTTAATCCGGGATCCATTGGGGAAGACAAACGCTTTATCCGTATCCGTATATCGAGCATAGCCGAACAACTCTGCCCGCATGGGATTGATGTGGTTTTCTCGAAGTTCTGGTAGCGTGCGCCGAAGCAGAAGCAATTTCAGCCCCGGATATCGCATGGCCAACATCACAAATTTGCGCCGCATCGCCCAGGACTTTCCCCCGCCCCTAGCTCCCCCATAGGCAATATGTCTCGCCGTCGCCTCAAAAAAAAGCCTCTGTTTAGGGTTAGGGATTTCCTCCCGCAGCGCTCGAAAGATTGGCGCTTCCATCATTTGCTCCAGTCATCTAAGGGGCCTTCAAACTTTATTACAACTGGAACATCGCCCCCATTCAACTCCTGCTCCACTCTATCCACAAACAACTTATGGCGTTTACCCAACAGCTCAAGCGCTTTTAACGTGTTACCTGCCCTCTCTTTTTTATCTCTTGCTATTTCCGTCAAGCGCATCAACACCTCTTCCGCACTCATAACTGCGTCATTATGGGATATTTCAAGATGCTCATCGATATATTTTTTTACAACTGGTTTTTTTAGGTTTTCAGAACCTATGGCTTGTGCGGTTTTAGGACTATACCCTGCACGAATCGCTGCTTGGGTAGCATTGCAGTCTATCAAGTATTCATCACAGAATCGTTTTTGTTTTGCTGTCATTTTCGGCAATTCGGCCATAATAGTCACCTCCTCACTAGTCATCCTGCCCTTTTATACACGTCTCTGCTAAACAGTACAACGCCTCATCGTCGTCCTCACAATATTCACAGCTCAAACATAGGCTAATATGCTCCATCGGGTCCATTTATAAAGTCGCCTTCATTTCTCTGCGTCGCCCATCCAAATAGATCACCGGGCTTTCTTTGCTGCTGGGCTTAAACTCCATCGCCTGTCCATAGCCGCCATAGCCTAGGTTTGCTGCCGTATTGACAAACAGTTTGTCTACCAAAGCACAACTTCTAGTGCTGGGACTTGCCCGATAAAAAGCTTGCTTCATAACCATAGGTAAATGAGTATGCGCGTGAAGATAGACGTCGGTATCTACAATAGAGGCCATATCTGCTAATCTAATAGCTTTTGCTCCCTCTTTCCTGCCGCCACCGCCCCCATGGGTCATATAAATGGAATACGTCATCTTCCTCCCGTCTGAACGACGCCTGGAGGATTCTCCAAAGGATACCCATAGCAGAATTCCATCCGGGGAAAACTTGTCATCCAACCCCATCTCACGGACCATGATATAGGAAAGGTCTATGCCCTCCTTCTTGTACGTTCTGTACTCGTGGTTCCCAGTTGTAACAGCCAATATTTTATCTTTTATGGGCGCAAACAAAGATACCCCCTGCATCACCTGTTGCATCGGTGTAAGCAGCTCGCCGTACATATCAGATACGCTGGTTTTCGTCGCATTGTTGAGGATGTCCCCGTTTAAGACACAATAAGCGTTGGGCGTATTCCTTACATGCTCTATTCGATCATGGATAGCCTTATAGTCACAATGAGCATCTCCAATATGGAGGTCAGCAAAGGTATGCAGTTCCAAGATTTTGAATTCTTTAGACAACTCTGCCCTAACTTCCTTCATGTAATTCCTCCTATTACACCGCTACGCCTCCCACCCCTGGCTCATCACACGGTGTAAAATACCCCTAACGAAAAAGGAGCCTCAAGCAGCTCCTTCTTCTCTCCAAATATATACCCCCGGGCCCGTAGGTTGCCGGAGGCGTGGACCTAAAGAAAATACATAATTCTCTTGATGTAGACAAAAAACTTGTATATAATTTTAATGCAAATATTTCCAAAGGAGGGATGCTCTATGTCCCAATTTTTGTATTTGCCGCGTTCTTTACAGAAGGATGAAACAGCGCTTTCTTCAATCACAGTGTAAGAAGTCTGCGTCACGCCATCCTGATACGCTTGCCGTAGAGTACGCTGTCCTTTAGCGTATATCCCCCACACCAACAATGGGAGAGTCAGCGTTATACCCCAGAGAAAACCGTTGCCCAAAACGGTCAATGCCTCGGCCAAGGCATTTGCAAGGTATGTGGAGTGAAAATAGTTGGCAACAGGGCCTCCGTATTGGGCGTACGGGGCTCTGTTGTTTTTTATGATCATTTCTCCCGCTCTCTACACTACCATAATACAGGATACAAAACCCAACTCGTCTGGTTATTTTAGTCCAATCTTTTTTCTATACCTTCGCCAGGTTTCAAAAGCGCTTTCCTCATTAGCATACCCGCATGAATCCGCTACCTCTTGCCATGTTTTTCCCATAAGAAATCGTTCCCGTGCCAGTGTCCGCATGGCAGAATCTTGGATACAGTCTATCCAGGAGTTTATGGAAATCAGCTTCTCCCCAAGGGCTTCCATCTTATCGCATAGTCGATCCTGCAACTCAACGATCCGTACAGCGCCATTGCCTACCTTATCGGCCTTGTCTCCTACATATGGCATTCCGGTAAGAATAGGGGTGATTGCCTCAGCCTGGGAGCGCAGCGCCTCTATATTCTCTTGTAGCCGCTTTATCTCCTTCCGCAGCTTGTATGCCTGACGGAGGTCCGCATCTGTCATGACTTCACCTCACAAAGTATAGTTAATGCTTTCTTCTGCATAGGCAATCTTCATTTTCGCTGTAATCACAGCACGGGCTGCTATACTTGCAATCGCAACACACCCCCTTGATGTTCATTCCGCTTCCTCCCTCCCGGCAAGCCAATCCAGAGAGACACCAAGGGCATCGGCAATCCCAACAGCTATATCCAGCGATGGGGTTTGAATATTTCGCTCGTATGCTGATATAGTCTGACCAGATACACCTACCATCTCCGCCAGCTCCTCTTGCGTTATCAAATCCCTGCGCCTTGTCAGTATAAGTCGTTCAGCAAAGACCTTGTTTTTCTTCTCCATGGTTTCACTTCTTGTTTCCTTCTTTTTCGCTTTTCCGCATACAGCCCCAGGAACACACCAGCCGTCTCTTTGTATCATGGTAAATGTGGTATGCTGCCGGGCAATACTTTTTCCCACAGATTGGGCAGACAAGTAATCTACGCATATATTTACACCTCAACAATTTCTCTCCCGTACCGTTCATGAAACAGCTTGGCTTTGATCCTGTACTCCTTGGTCCTTACCCCTTTTGCGTCCTCTACGCTCCAGGTACCATCCATGTTCAGCCGCACAAAATCCGCCTTGTACATCACTCCGCCAGGGAGTTCAAACGGCACCTGGTATAGCACTTTAGCGATCTCTCCTGCTCGAACCATCAATTCCAGGTCCGCCGCTCGGTTCGCCTCTCTTTGGCTATCAAATATCCTACCGCCATATTCCGTCCGCCTATTGTGATACTTGGGAGCAGATTGTTTTTTCCCGGGCAGCTTCCCGGTTTTGCAGTATTCCAGGTATTCTGCCGCCGACATAGTGTCAAGCTGGTTCATCGCGTCCCACCGTCGCCTTTCTCACCGCCTCAAACACTTGAGCAGAGTCCTTCACCGGGGGATATAATCCGTTTACCATCTTGATATAGCGCATATATCCGTCAAAGCTATGGGCCGACTCGTCCTTTCTCGCCCGGTCCAGCAAATATTTCACACGAATATCCAACTCAAACCTCCTTAAAACGGGGAGTCTTCCTCGATGGGACGCAGCCTTGCTTGCACCGGCACCCAACCAAATACCTTTTTGTTGCCCACGCTTGGCACATAATACCGCCGGGAAACCTCGTCAAAGTCCAGCCCAATCTTCGCTCCCGCTCCATACCATCGGTTTTTTAGGACGCTTAACACCGCGTCACAGCCCACGCGCCCCTGGTCTTCTACATCGACTCGCTCCAGGGAGAACACATTGCTTGCCCTGTTGGTAATATCAGCGGTTCCAGCCACGTCATCGTTTTTCAAACCGCCGTCGTTCTTTCTGGGATGCGCCACCAGATGAACATGGACGTTGTAACGGTTGGCAAACTCAACCAATCGACCCACAAACTCCGATTGTGCCCTGTAATACCCGTTTTCGCTTTTGAAGGCGTACCGCGCGGTCATGAGGTTGTCCACCAAAAACACCTGGCAGCCATATCGTTTCGCCGCCAGCTCAAAGGCGTTTAGGATGCTATCCTCCTCTCCGCTCTCCGAGATGGTGTTGTCGTAAATCCACACCCTTCCGCGGTACCATTCCCGAATCTGATAAGCGGTGGGCTTTGGCACATAGTTGATGGTCTTTCCGCTGGAGTCCAGAAAGCTTTTGATGTAATCTGAACCCGCTATCTGAAGATGAAACCAGTGCTGAAACCGATCCGCGCGAAGCTCACCAGAATAAATGCATACCCTGATCCCAGCATCCACGGATTCCGCGCATATCTGGGACAGCAGCGTTGACTTACCCTCTCCACGGCGTCCTGTCCATACCGACAAATCACCAAAGAGAAACCCGCCAATGGCCTTGTCAAGCTCCTTGATCCCGCTTAACGCCTTTGGCATTTTCGCCATGTCCATGGGCTCAACGTCCGCTAGTTGAATCAATCCATAGGGCGGGACTTCCCTCGCCGTGAGATATGCCTCTAAAACGGCGGTTTTCCCCTGTGCACACAGCAGCTCATTGGCGTCTTTACATTCGTGCTCCACAATATGGATGGCGTGGTGATTCAGCCGCAGCGCTAGGGCTTCCACCATCTTTTTCCCGGGGGTGTCGTTATCCCCGTACAGGTAAATGTCGTCGTACCGCTCCAGAAACTCCCAACAGGTATCCAACCAGGTAAGGTCCTCAGACCCGGACGGGACTGAAACACAGTTTGGGATTCCAGACTCATGCCCGCTCATGGCGTCAATTTCACCCTCGAAGATCGCCAGTGGTTGACTGGGGTCGCATAGGTGCATCCCAAACAGAATGGGCATTGTCCCTTTCTCACGCCAGGACTTCCGTTCCCCCTTCTTCACCTCTCCCACAGGCCGGAATTTCAGGAAAACCAGTTCCTCCTTCTCATCCAAGAATGGAAACGCTACATTCCCGTTTTCGTCGGCGCATACCCGGTAAGAATCCTGGGTAGCCGCAGAAATTCCACGGCTCTCTAAATATGATTTCACGGCACCCGGCGCCTTTTGCAGCTTGGTCTTGGGCCGCGTATATTCCTTCTGCTCCGATACCCCAAAATCCCGGCACAGGTCCACAAACCGCCCCTGCTTTCCACAGGAGCCCCGCTTGCAGTTAAACGTCAGATTCCGGGTATTCAGCGCAAAGGTGTACTTGTCTTTCCGCTCTCCGCCTTTGCAGTAGGGGCAGTAGGTTGGGATAATCTCATCCCCTTTTACGCTGTATGGCGCTAGATATATCCGCGCGAATTCGTTGGCGTCCACTACAAAACAACCCCTTCGTATCTGTCCTTCTCCACTTCACTTTTGTTCTTTCGTTCCCATGTTCTAACTGCCGCTTGCCAATCCTTCATGGGGTTCTTGCCTATTCTCCAACCCTTGGCCATATAAAAATCCACAAACTGCCCCGCATCTATGCCATTGTTCCGCTCTTTGCAATATGCGGCCACCTCCTCTACGGAAGGAGGAACAAATCTTTTTTTAGATACGTTAGTATCTTTTTTTATGTTTGTGTCTGTGTTTGTGTATATTAATGTGGCACTACTTCGGGTAGTCCTTTGGGTAGCAGCTTGGGTACTAACTTGAGTAGCATCTTGGGTAGTAGCTTGGGTACTATTTGCCATAGTAGTAACTTCATTTACGCTTTTTACCGTGTATGTGGTAGCCCTTGTCCCATTGGCTCGAAACTCAATTAACCCCATTTGCTTCAAAGCGTTTCTAGCGTTATAGACTCCCTTTCGGGATAGGCCTGTTATGGATTCTAGGACTTGATTCGAAACAGTAATCTGCCGGGTCCAGTGACTTTTGTTGCAAATGTGCATTAAACCATGCCATAGTGCAATCTGCCCCGTGGACAGCTGATTGGTCAACATCAAATCGTAAAAGCCCTTGATCTCACCTATATAGTCCATATCTGCTTTTCTCTAGAACGGATAACTATCGTCTTCAGAGGTCTGGTTCTTGGAGTTGCGCTGTACCCGGTCCAAAAACTCTACCTCTTCGGCGATAAGCTCCATCACTTGGCGGTTACTCCCATCCTGGGTTTGATAACTTCTGGTTTGCATTGCCCCACTCACCCCGACCTTGCTTCCTTTTTGTAGACGTTTGGAGCAAATATCAGCTAGAGCACGCCAGCATACAACCGGAATGAAATCCGCTTGGCGTTCACCATTTTTATCGGCAATCCGGCGATTGATCGCCAACGTAAACGTACACACGCTATGACCACCGTTGGTGGTCCGGATTTCCGGGTCTTTGGTGAGATTCCCAATCATCACAACTTTGTTCATCATTACCCCCACTTTGTGTAGATTAGTTTTGATTCATCCCAATCCGGGTACTTGGACATCAGGTACTCCCGTATCCTTCGCCCGATCTCCTCATGTTCTTCCCTGGTGCCATTGTCGTAACGATCATGGCAGCGGTTCTCCGTTAGGCCGGTGCAGAGGGTCACAACATTCTCCTCTATCCCCAGCCCTCCCTTCGCCCGTGAAATATAGTGAGCGTTTGGCATCACATTGTAGCTGTTCCCGCATACCACACAGCGCCCCCTGTCTCGGTTCCATACTTCATCCTTTACCCTCTTTGAAATATCCGTGGCCTTAGACCGCCTGCTTTTCATCCCAAAGGCTTTTCATCCTTTCAATCTCATCCGGAGTTCTGGTTTCCAGTCCCAAGCCCTCCGCTTCCTCCACCAGCCAGTCCAACAACCGGCTCATCTCCTTGGCGTCGTAGGCGGAGGACCCCTTGTAGGCATGAATGGTAGTAAAACCTTTCGTTGTCCCCATGTCGAAGGCCATCCATCCCAATCCCATCTTCTCCCAGCACTCCATAACGCCTCTTGCGTCACATTCTGGAACCCATAGCTCCACGAACGCCCCTACCTGTCCAATGGCTTGCCGGTAGATTTCCTCCTTCGTTGCCCGTATCGACTCCGCAATGGCTTCACACAGCACCCAGCAATAGGCATTGGCGTCCATGCTTCGCTTGTTGTAGTGGCGCTTGATCTCCATTCGATACGGTTTGTCCTGTTTGTTGGCGATAAATCGCCTAGCTTCAAAGAAACTCTGAGGCGATAGCCTCAACTGGAGCCATACCTCCCCATGGTCATTCCGTAAGGACGCCTGATCAAAGATCATTCCTCCCATGGCAGCTTCTCTTCTTGGGGAATGTTCCACACCTCTTTGTACATCTTGTCGTACACATCCATGGGAATCTTGTCTTTAGAAACCTTGTACTTCTTCAAAAGGGCCTCATATTTTGCTCTGTCTTTTCCCACCGCCACATACAAAGCCTCTCTCGCATTCACGTCGGCGTACTCAGTCTTGTTGGCGGACTGCTCTTTTGCCCCCTGCTTGGGCTTTGAGCCCTCATTCCTGTTTGGATTTTGATCAGGGTTTCCGGTCAATGTGTCAAGCAGGTCCGTTTCCACGATTTCAAAGGCCGTGGTGTACAAATACCGCCTCTGATAGGTCTCTACCGCCCCTAGGTTCTGCACCTCGTGGCATCCCTTCAGATTGGCCTTGCTCATCGGGCTGGTAAACACAATTCGCTCCTCGGGTTTCTCGCTGTTCACCAAAGTCAAACTCGCCAAATCTTCCGTAAAGGAACAGAATCCCGTCAGTTTCTTTTCCAACATAATTCGGTTGATATGAGGCATGAAGTCAGCCAATTCAAAGTAGTCATACTGGGCAAAGCTGTTTTTGCCGCTCTTTTTCAGATTCATCCCTTGGAGTTCTACCCTTGCCTCCTGCAACTTTTCGTAGATGTTCATTTGCACTTCTCCTTGTAATAGCTGCAAAACTCTTTGGCCGCGCAATAATCCTGGCACTTCTTGTCCTCACCAGGGCGAATCTCAATGCTGTCGCCGCCATTGCTCGCCATCCACTGTTCCGCCTCTTCCTTGCTATCTAGCACTCTCAGAGCGGTCTTTCTCCCCTTCTTCATAACGGCGTACTTGTCCCCGCTGTTGAACCGTTCCTCCTGCGTACAGAGCGGCAATCGATCATCCGGCAATTCTCTCGCCCGCTTTACCTGGGCGATCTTCTCTTTTAACCACACTTCGATTTCCTGGAAGTCTCTCTCGGAAAAAGTAAAGTCTACTGGCTGAACCGGGAGTTTGGGATACCCCGCTTTGACCTTGGCGTCCCGTTTACTATGGTCTTTTAAAAATGCCACTACCCTGCCCCGCTTTACCGGGAACCCAGCGTCCCGAAGCATATAGGCGTAGATCAATAGCTGCCGGCGCCAGTCCTCATAATTGCCGTAGATGATCTTCCAAACAGAAGCGGTCTTGTAGTCCGTGATCCGTTCTTCCTCCTCGTTGTACAGATCAAACTGCCCGGACAACACAATCCCATCCATTTCCATCTTGAGGCGGGTTTCCTTAATCTCCCGATCTCCCTCCTTCTGTCGTTCCAGGATGGAATGGGTGGCAGTACCAAACAACAGCCAAACCATGTCCGATACATCCCGCTTAATCTCCCGGCTATGACGCCGCTCCAGCTCGGTTTCCCGAATGCCCTTTAGAAGAGAAGTCACCCGGTATTCGTTGTTCGCCGTCTCGTACTCATCCCTCTGCGCCATCTGTACAAACGCTTGGGGAAGATTCAGCTCATTGGTGATAATCATGCTTTTCTCTCCTATCTAAAAGCCTCGCTCTGCCTAACCTTTAATAGCCTGTTTTCAGCCTGCAAGTCATCGATCTTTTCCTCTAACTCTTTGATCTGGCCAAACAGGTTTTCAAGAATCTGCTCTATGATTTCGTTAGATAATGTACTCATAGCTGCGCCTCCTTGACGGCTTCTCGCCTCCGTGCTATATTGCTAGTAGGTTTATTTGTTCCTTGTGCTCTATGGGGTTGCCGCCCCTGGGGCACTTTTTCTTTCTCTATATTCAAGTTACTTTCCCCTTTCCTCTTGCCGCATTTGCTCTAGGGCTTTAAGAGCCATCCTGCTGTGACATAACTCCTGTTCGTAGTGATCCCTAATTTTGTTTATCCTTCTGGTGTCTCCGGCGTGGTATAGGCCGACTACTAAAGCCCCAACCGCTCCGCCCATAAAGAGCCCCAGGATGAAGCAGTTCATAGCTCTATCCCCATGCCAATCAGCACCAGAACAAAGGTAGCAATCTTGGCGGCTTGGATAGCCTTATCCGCTATACTGCCTCGGCGGACTTTGTATCTTTTGCTTTCCCAACTGTTATCCATGCTCCATCTCCCCATTCGGTGGGAAAATCTCATGTACCCTATTCCAAGGCTCCTGTATGAGGGCCATTACCTTTTGCATGTCCCACATTGTCCATGGAATCTTTCCCGTCATTTTGTTTGATACCGTTACCCTGCTATATCCAAGCTCCTTTGCCAAATAGGCCTGGTCTATATCAAGAGCATGTAAACATCGGCGCAGCAGATCAAACTTGCGTGCCCGAACCACGTTCCTTCGTTCCACAATCTGATCTATGATACTTGCAGGGGCAGCTTCTCGCTTTTGAATCTCTTTTAGTTCAACTGTCAACGCATCAAGAACATGCCTTGCTGTCATACGCTGCCACCTCCTGCCTCCAATACTTGAAGACAAGCAACCGCCAAGCGTTGAACCGCTTTTGTGATCTCCTGCCAGCGCGCGTCCTCAGTGCTGTCAATCTCTCCATCCGCAAGAATGGTGATCATGTCGTTGGCGTAGTCCTCCAGGCTATGCAGCCTCGCCATCAGATTCAGCGCCGCCATCGGTACTCCGCTGGGCTCGTACCCCGGCAGAATCGATTGGTACACCGGGTCCAACTGCAACGCCCGATAGCATAGGCCCGGGTCTTTGTACGCTTTGGCAAACAGCCATACGGCATCATCCGGGCAAACCAACTCTCCGTATTCATACCTTTGGATGGTCCGCACATGAAGCCCGGTGGCTTCTGACGCAGCTTCTTGGGTTAATCCCGCTTTTCGCCGTGAAGCGTAGAGGTATTCCCCTATATCCGCCATGGCGTTTTTCCTCCTTTCCGTGAGATAATGATCTTGCAAATCTCAATGTTGATCTCTTAACCTTCCTTGGGAATGTTCCTGGACTTGGCCATGTATTCTTCAAGTTCGTCCTTCCGCATCCGCCACAGCTTCTCCCCTACTTTGTATCCGGGGATAATTCCCGCCTGGAGCATGCCCCGTAGCGTGTCCTCTTTGACTCCCAGAATAGGAGCAGCCTCCTTGACAGATAGATACCGTTCCATGTTTTCACCTCCCTTGCTTCACTTCTTCGAAGTATGATATATTGTTGATAAGTACACCCTTTATCAAGGGCATCCCCTATCTGCGGGTTTAGTATATTTTACTTTAGTAAAATTGTCAATAATTTATTTTACTTTTTTCAATAAGGGATGATCATGATGTTTTGGAATCGATTTGAAGGTCTCTGCAAAGAGAATAAATGTAAGCCAAATAACGTCATGCAAGCCCTTGGACTTTCTGCGGCAACAGCAACCAAATGGAAAAACGGATCGATTCCGAATGGCGATGCTTTGCAAAAAGTGGCTGACTATTTCAATGTATCCACGGACTACCTCCTAGGGCGCACGGACAACCCGTTGCTAGAACCCCCTACCCTTGTCCTTACTCCCGATGAACAGGCCGCCGTAGAAGCGTTCCTGGCCGTATACAGAGCAAAAAAGGATTCGTAAGGGGGGAGTAAGGTGAAAATTAAAAAAAGTTACAGATTTGATGATGCAACCCATTCAGGTAGTATTGATGAGCCAAATCAATGCCCAATGTGTAAGGCAAAAATCAAGCCCGTGGAGATCAGTGAGTACCCTTACAAATCAAATGATTCGAAATGCTTCGTCGCAATTACCTATCTATGCCAATCTTGTTATCAAGTCTTTATTGTTCTATATTCAGTATCTTTATACAGTGAAAAAGTGTCGAGTATTAGCACTAAATACACCTTTAAATCTAACCTTCTCTATTGCGAACCCAATCGTTTTACGGAAAAAAGTTTTGAGGAGGCCATTAGTACGATTTCACCGCGTTTTGCAAAAATTTACAACCAAGCGCTGGAAGCTGAAAGTCGCTCTCTTGATGAAATCGCTGGAATGGGCTACCGAAAAGCGCTTGAATTTCTCATCAAAGATTATTTGATATCTCTTGAGCCAGACAACCAATCCACGATTGAAGGAATGGAGCTTGGCAACTGTATAGCAAATAAAGTATCCAACGATAACGTAAAAACCGTTGCATCAAGATGTGCTTGGTTAGGAAATGATCACAGTCACTATATTGTGAGACACAGTGATAAGGACTTAAATGATCTAAAAAATCTTCTTGAAGCAACTAGGTACTGGATCATGATGGAAGCTATAACTCGGGATTCTGTGGATATCGAGAAAAAATAGGGTCGTTCCTTGTCAAGCAAGCACCATTGGGAAGCCAGTATTCCACTATCTCCCTTACGGGATCCGCATCGCTTTCCCCGCTGCCCGTTACATAGGTAACTTCAATGACCGTTGTTTCTTTAACCTTTTTGAGATGCATTGACGATTTCCTTTCCTCTAGTAATACGCAGAAGGAGGTACAAAATGACTACGCTTGAAACCATTTTTCACGATCTAGCAATGGAATACCTAAGACGCCTTGACCTCAAACAAGCGACCTCCGCTGAAATTAGCCAACTTTACTGGGAAGCCCGTAAGCTGATTGAGCTTCACTATAATAAGCTTAATCAAGAGGGCTTCTTCAACGTATAACCAAGCGCCTCAGCAGTTTTTAGGATGGAGTCCGTTATGTAAATTGCCCTATCTATTTGTGATGGAACATTTGTACATGTCTCCGAAATCTTTATTAAGTGATTAAAATGTTTTTCTAGGCTGGTTCTGATTTCCTCATACGTCATTTTCTAGCCTCTCTTCCCCACTGGATGCAGATTGAAATACCCTTCTGCGGTGTGATATATTGTTGATAGGCACACCCTTTATCAAGGGCATTCCCTATCTACGGGTATAGTATAACTGCAAATTTGCGAATAGTCAATACTACGTTTTGAAAATTTATGAATATTGGTGCTTCCTTATGGTTGATCGGATTAAACAACTATGCAATGAAAACGATTTGACGTTTAATAAGCTTGAAATAACACTAGGGCTTGGCAGGGGCTCTGTATCTCGATGGGACAAAAACATTCCATCGGCTGATAAACTGCAAAAAGTGGCCGACTATTTTAACGTATCCACCGACTACCTCCTAGGGCGCACGGACAACCCGTTGCTAGAACCCCCTACCCTTGTCCTTACTCCCGATGAACAAGCTGCCGTAGAAGCGTTCCTGGCCGTATACAGAGCAAAAAAGGATTCGTAAGGGGGGAGTAAGGTGAAAATTAAAAAAAGTTACAGATTTGATGATGCAACCCATTCAGGTAGTATTGATGAGCCAAATCAATGCCCAATGTGTAAGGCAAAAATCAAGCCCGTGGAGATCAGTGAGTACCCTTACAAATCAAATGATTCGAAATGCTTCGTCGCAATTACCTATCTATGCCAATCTTGTTATCAAGTCTTTATTGTTCTATATTCAGTATCTTTATACAGTGAAAAAGTGTCGAGTATTAGCACTAAATACACCTTTAAATCTAACCTTCTCTATTGCGAACCCAATCGTTTTACGGAAAAAAGTTTTGAGGAGGCCATTAGTACGATTTCACCGCGTTTTGCAAAAATTTACAACCAAGCGCTGGAAGCTGAAAGTCGCTCTCTTGATGAAATCGCTGGAATGGGCTACCGAAAAGCGCTTGAATTTCTCATCAAAGATTATTTGATATCTCTTGAGCCAGACAACCAATCCACGATTGAAGGAATGGAGCTTGGCAACTGTATAGCAAATAAAGTATCCAACGATAACGTAAAAACCGTTGCATCAAGATGTGCTTGGTTAGGAAATGATCACAGTCACTATATTGTGAGACACAGTGATAAGGACTTAAATGATCTAAAAAATCTTCTTGAAGCAACTAGGTACTGGATCATGATGGAAGCTATAACTCGGGATTCTGTGGATATCGAGAAAAAATAGGGTCGTTCCTTGTCAAGCAAGCACCATTGGGAAGCCAGTATTCCACTATCTCCCTTACGGGATCCGCATCGCTTTCCCCGCTGCCCGTTACATAGGTAACTTCAATGACCGTTGTTTCTTTAACCTTTTTGAGATGCATTGACGATTTCCTTTCCTCTAGTAATACGCAGAAGGAGGTACAAAATGACTACGCTTGAAACCATTTTTCACGATCTAGCAATGGAATACCTAAGACGCCTTGACCTCAAACAAGCGACCTCCGCTGAAATTAGCCAACTTTACTGGGAAGCCCGTAAGCTGATTGAGCTTCACTATAATAAGCTTAATCAAGAGGGCTTCTTCAACGTATAACCAAGCGCCTCAGCAGTTTTTAGGATGGAGTCCGTTATGTAAATTGCCCTATCTATTTGTGATGGAACATTTGTACATGTCTCCGAAATCTTTATTAAGTGATTAAAATGTTTTTCTAGGCTGGTTCTGATTTCCTCATACGTCATTTTCTAGCCTCTCTTCCCCACTGGATGCAGATTGAAATACCCTTCTGCGGTGTGATATATTGTTGATAGGCACACCCTTTATCAAGGGCATTCCCTATCTACGGGTATAGTATAACTACATTAATGTAGATAGTCAATACTTTTATTTTAGTTTTTGTAGATATTTGAGGTGAATTATGTTCTGGCAACGATTAACAGCATTGTGCGACGAGAATAAAATAAAACCCAATGTTGTTACCAAAGAGCTAGGCCTTTCCTCTGCAACAGCTACACACTGGAAAAATGGTTCTATCCCAAATGGAGTTATTCTTGATAAGCTTGCCGACTACTTCAACGTATCCACCGACTATCTGCTAGGCCGTACACCCTATAAACGCCCCACAGACGATCCGTCTTTAGTGTGGGGGTACGTTACCCCTACTGGCCGAGAACTCACGCCAGAGGAGCAGGAAGAGGCTAAGAAGTTTATTGATATGATGGTTCGAGCACACGATGCTGAAAACCAGGATAAATAAAATAAGCGCCTACTTGGCGCCTATTTTTTGACTTAAACAAATGGTAAATTTTGTAGAAATTTAGGAGATTTAAGGGAATCGGGAGAGGGAGAATGGAAAAAGATACGCTATCTGCATCTTTTAGAGATTCATTAAAAGCCTTAGATAGACCTTCCTGTAGTTGGGCAGAAGTAACTCTAGAAGAAATACTCGATAATGATATTCTAAAAGAAATTCCCTTTATTTCGACTGCTATTAGTATTTATAAAACTACTAAAGACATTATTGAATATCATAACATCAAAAAATTGGCAATATTTATTGATTCTATAAACCAAGGCATAAAAAATCCTGAGTCCCTAAAGAAATACCGTGCCAAATTTCAAGATAATGAAAAGTTTAGAAATCAAGAATTGGAGTGTCTTTTAGTTCTTATTAACAGATATATTACTTACGATAAACCTTCTATGTTGGCCAAACTCTATCTAGCATATTTAGATGAGACAATCATTTGGAAAGAATTTCTTATGTATGCAGAAGTAATTGACAGATTCCTACTCCTTGATTGTGACATGCTTACTACTGATTCCAAGAAAGTTATTGTTTCGCGTAATATCGGAGGCGAATCAGTATTACGCTTAGTTGGGCTCGGGCTGATGGCCGAGAGTACAAACACCTCGTTACTTATAAAAGATAGTAACGGAAACTATTCGGCGACTTGGGAATCCGTTGAAAAGTCTCAGTCACAACACAAAGAGTATGTACGAACAGAGTTTGGAGAAAAGCTCGCAGAAATTCTAAGAGGTAGGAATATGAAGTTTGCAAAAAACTAAGCAAGCGCCAAATCGTTATTAATTTGAGCAATAAACTTTTAGATTATCAGAACTATATTATCTAAACCATCCGGTAATTCTATGGTACCATTTTTTGGTTGCATATTTTTGAGGGAGGACATATAATATGGGTAGAACGGAAGAAATGCTTACTCGTTTAAAAGGTATTCCAAGCGACTACACTTATCGTGAACTAGTAACATTAATGTCACGGCTTGGCTTTAGTGAAGATACAAAATCCGGTGGATCCCATATGGGTTTTGTCAACTCAAAGAATCAGGTCGTGGGCGCATATAGGCCACACGAAAAAAACACGTTTTCAAAGAGTATGCTGAGACAAATTGTCAAACAACTTGTCGAATATGGGGTGATAGAAAATGACAGAAAATAGCAATGTATTGGAGTATAGAGGATATTTTACTGCGATAAAATTTAGCGCAGAAGATCGCCTGCTTTATGGGAAAATAGAAGGTATTGAAGATCTAATGGCTTTCGAGGCTGAATCCGCTGATGAAATAGAAAAAGCTTTTCATGAAGCCGTAGATTACTATTTAGAACTTTGTGACAGAGTTGGCAAAGAACCAAATAAAGCGTTTAGTGGGAGGTTTAATCTAAGATTAGATCCGGAGCTCCATAGGGCGGCGCACATTCAAGCTTCATTATCAAACATGAGTTTAAATAGTTTTATTGTAAAGGCAGTAGAAAATATAATAGAGCACAATGGAGATACACATAATCATAACACACAAGTAATTGTATATAGCCAGGCTCCAATTTCTAGCCAAGACTCGTTTTTCACGCAAGGTTCTAACGTACCCATGTTTAGTATTGAAGGAGGATTTTCAAATGACCCTTTCATCTTTAGTCGCAACTAGTATTGAACACAATGCAGATATAATAGCCTCTGGGAATACCGTTGAGTTGCAAATTATCGACGACTATGACTATGTCCCTTATGAAAACAATAAAATTAGAATAGAGTATACTAGGAAGCTCTTGGTAAAAGAAACGTCTGCGCTCTTTATAAATTGTACAGTTACTGCACTTCTGAATTGCTCTGATATAACATTAGATGAGCGTGGTTTAGCACGAAAAGAGTCTCTAGGCATTATCGGTAATATTGTTTCTGAAATTAGTTTATTAATTGCCGGATGTACCGCAACCTTTGGACGCATTCCGCTCATAACTCCACCTATGCCAAGCCCGGAAAAAAACAATCCTAAGTTTAAATTTGACAGCTAGATTAGCAAAATAAAGGCCTCGCTTAAAGCGGAGCCTTTATTTTGTGCCCTCGTTCCTTGTATCTACAACATATCGGATTGACAAAATTTAGACAGAGAAATTTCCAAAACCCTCTTTTTTTCTTTCTCCTTTCATGCTATGATGTTCGCACAAAATACGAACATTTGTTTGCGTAATTAGGGGAAAGATGGAATGAAGACGAAAATTGAAGATGTATTGATTGAATGGACCCCCTTGCTTCCCGAGCCAAACTTCAGCCTCTACACCGTTAGAGGGACGACCCTATTGATCGCCCTACGCCTAGGGTTACCCATGCAGATAGTCTCTTGTATCCTTGCCCGTATCCAGGCCAAATTAAGCCCACAATACGCCGTGGAGATTTCTATTGATATGGTGCCTACTCCAATTAAGAAAGGGCATACAGGCGATTTTGGAGGGGCTGACGAATATGGCAGATAGAATCAACGTTCCCAAATGGCTGGATAAATACGAGCGCTGGCAAATCAAGGTTCGCAAGGATGGAGAGCGCAAAACTTTTACCTCTCCTATCCCAGGTCGAAAAGGACAATTAGCTTGCCAGAAAAAAGCGGATGCATGGCTTGAAAACGATATTGTAGACGGATCCATCCGGTTCTCCGTATTGTATGATCGCTGGATTGAGGAATTGAAACTCCATACCAGCAAAAGCCACTGGGTAAATTACGAACAGTATGGACGAAACTATTTCAAGCCAAGAATGGGGCAGAAGAAGGTCTCTGCTCTCACCGAACAGAATCTTCAGGAAATCCTTTTATATGCACACACCCATCCCTTTAGGGGAGATCGTCTCTCATATAAAACGTTAAAGAATATGCGAGACTGTCTATGCGCATTTATGAAGTACGCCCGGAAGAATAAGCTCTCAACTCTATTCCCGGAAGCTCTCTACATCCCAGCGAACGCAGAGAGGAGTTCGCGGACCACATTTCAACCAAATGATATTTTAACTTTGTTTTCTTCGGAAATGACCTTTGAGAAGAGTAAAGAAGTCCCCGAATGGTTTATCTATGCCTTTCGATTCGCTGTTCTCCTAGGACTAAGGCCAGGAGAAATCGCCGGGCTACAAACCAAGAGGGATATTGATTTCAAAAATAACCGTTGTCAGATATGCGAAGCCATTAACGCATACAATGAGGTGACATCTGGAAAAACAAAGAACGCAAGACGTACATTCAAACTTCCCACTCTTGCCCTTGAGGTTCTACAATGTCAGCAGCGAATGCTAAACATAGCCGGTGTAATATCCCCTTATACCTTCCCTTGGAAAGATGGAATGCCCCTAAACCATAAAACCTACTATGCACATTGGAAAAGATATCGCGATTACAACTCTTTGGGGAATACCCTTTGTCCATATGAAATGCGTCATACGTTTTTTTCGGTCAACAAGAACATCCCGAAGCAGTTGTTGAAACCAGTAGCCGGACATGGAAAAAGCTTTGATGGGGAGCTAACCTATTCCCATGAGCTTGATGGAGAAGCTGATCTTGCTGCAAAGCTAATCAACGACAATTTCAACACTATTTTAGCGAAAGGGGTTAAAAAAGGGGTTAATTCCTAA